CGGTCCGCCCCTACGGTGATGGGTATGAAGTATTAACTACATTCATCTCATTACTGTAGCTGGATCCCTTTCCGCCATTAATTGGAGAACAGATCTAAAGAAATTTAGACCTTTATTGTTTCCTTTTAATGGTAGGATGACTTTATCATCCTTGAACGGGTTAGATGGAGACACAGTCTCTTGAAGATCAGATTTGACCTTCGAAGTTATGTGTTCCATCAGTCCATCACACCATCTTTCTGTATAGAAAGTAAAGTGTAATAGAGGCCCGTCAAAGATTAGCCTTCTCACCGGTTTATCGATCACAAGTTGAGATAATTTGTTTCCAAATTGTCCTCTTATGAAAGAGTATAACGGTGAAGAAGTGAAGTCTTTATAGACTTCAAAGCCAGCTGGTTCAGATAACAATCCAAATCTAAATAAGATATGGATTGTCTCCTGCATATTAGCTTCTCATGTTGATTTATCTAAATTAAATTTAGCTTCATCAATAGAAGATAGCAAAATATGCATATCTACTAAGGTTAGCGACCTATTCAACTTCATAAAAGCTGATAGGCCATCCTTAGATGGGATAAAACCAAACGGACCAAGAACTAGTCATAGAAGTCTCTCTAATCCAAACTGTTTTGATACAGTTGGGATCTTTGAGAATCTATCCCTTAGATCTTGTTCGGAAAGTGCAAGTCCTTTATTATAAAGGTCTAAAATTATAGATGAGATTCCTCATCTACTCTTTAGACCAACTAATAAATTCTTTGCTCCCACAGCTGAAACTTCCCCTGACATTGTCACTAATCTCTTAGCGAATTCGAAAGAATCGTTAGAGATCAGTGATTTTGACAAGTTGATTTCAACCCCAAGAATCTGAGTCATTATCATGTGATAAGATTTAGCAACAGCTGTATTAGCTATTACTATGTCATCACCAAGTAATGCGTAGTTAGAGAAAGAGGGTATTCCAACCCTCTTTGCTGCTATCTGCACAATTACATGATGAGTCAATGCAAGCATTGCTCATGATGATAAGGCCCCCATAGGCTGACCAACTGTATATCTTAAAGGTAAATCCTTCAGATATCAGTCTCTTCCAGTTAGAAGAGTTCCTCAGTCTTCAGCAAAATTACTCCCGAATAAAACGGAAATAATTTGCTTTTGAACTGAGACTGGCAACCTATCGGTAGCACTACTCAGATCGTAAGAATAGAATGTTTCGCCATGAAGTTGGTTATCTTTATATAAAGAAACCAACCTATCCAATGGGAGATGTTGGTTAAAAGTACCATCCATAGGGATGGCTCTTAACTTTTCAAACACCCATGTGTTTAACGGAGCCATAACACTTTGTGTTATAGAATCCGCCATGGCAAACACTCTAGCCTTTCCGGCTGCTTCCTCTTTGATTGCTAGTTTTCCTAGTCTTAAATCGATTGGCGAAACTGAGGGTTTAACCCCAGTTGCCTCTCAATGAGAGACTTCGGCTCTTAGCAAGTCAATCAGTTCTCCTCCCTTATTCAACCTTCCTATAAAGGAAAGAAGAGTAGGAAAGAGAGGACTGATATATCATGCATAAAGATCTTTTCAGATCCCTTGCATAGATATAGAGTGATTTGGCCCAGCAGATAACAGGTAAATGATAGGATTGGATAAAGTCAGAAGGTGTTTCCTTCTACCTTGTGGTAGAGGAATACCTAATGCTGCCAATCCGTTAATGATCTCGTACTTAGGCAGAGTGTCACTCTCCCCTTTAAAAGGGTCAGTGATAGACTCTAACTTAAGTTTACAAGGCATTTTCATTATCCTGAAAACTGCTAAGGTAGACAGAACTCCTCTTATAGTATCCAGGTCTTTAGATCTTAATAAAGTTCTAAGAGTACCCGGTATTATAGTTGGAAGTCCTCCAGCTAGGCCAATCGGCATAACGTCAGTGACGTAAACCGGGTGGCCCGATACAAAATGCTGGACTATTCTAGTACACTCTTTTAAGTACTGAACGGTGAAAGAAACACCGTTAGCCTTTCAAAGAGTGGCTATTCTAGCCCCCAGCTTCTTATACGGAGCAGGAGATAATTGTAAACTTCAAACCAACAATCTTATTCAATGAGGAAATAACTTTTCAGTTATATAACCTACATTGGCTAAGTCATTGTTCGTAAGTTGATTACTTTTATTCTGTAATAGTGTTAGTCTTTTCATGGTTTGATATATATTTTATATTAATTACCATTGAATAAGCTACACTGCTATTAATAGAAAGGTAACTTACTGGGAATCGCCCCAATGAGTATGATAACTCTCATTGGTTGTGAGTTCATTGAGTTAATCTCAATTGATCGCACGGCGGGGAAGGCACTGCCCTATACGCGTAAAGCTATAGTCGTGGTGTATACTAAGTTTCTATCCATCTCAGAGGGATACTAATTCTCTGAGGGAGGACATAGTCCTTGAGTATAGCCAAGAGCTA